AAAAGAAATCCTGAAGCCAGTGGGGGTAAATTTGTAGCGCGATTAAGTAAGACTGCGTCATATTTGATTCCAAATTCAGATTTGAGGGTTTGTTACATTCCTAATGGCGGTTCTTTTAAGAATTTATTACACTACTTTCCCCTTGAACCTATGCCCAAAGTACCTTTTGTGATGCGTTGGCGCAGAAAAGATGGTGAAATACTATCTGCAAAAGGTATGGCGCAACCCGGTTTTGTTACAACAATTAAAACTTTTAGAGGAGGTACATATGGTAATTTAACTATAGACACCTTTGAAGGTTTGTGTGGTGCAACTCTGGTTTCAGATACTCAGGGTAGCGTTATTTTGGGTGTACACTTAGGTGGTACAGCTGGTACTAATCATGGATGTTATGGTGGCATAATACAGAGTGAACTTGTTGAAGCATTTAATAGCTTGCGAGAAATTGAGGGCATAATTTTATCGGGTGATACCGGTAATTTTAAAACTCAAGTATTAGGCGTGAACATAGTAGGCAATAAGGATATTCATATTAAGAGTCCTCTTAATTATTTACCCGTAAATTCTCAAATTGAGTATTATGGGTCATGTCCTGGTCGTTCGGTTATGAAATCCAATGTGTGTGTTACACCTATAAGTGTTCATGTTACTGATATATGTGGCGTACCAAATATATATGGGCCACCAAAATTTAACCCAGATTGGTTTGGGTGGCAGGAGACATTATCCAATTTAGCAATTCCAGGAATACCATTTGATCATGATTTGTTAATACTAGCAGTAAAAGATTATAAAGAAGATGTGGTGCCATTATTCCAATCTTCATTATGGAATAGAGCTAGACCTTTAACTGATCATGAAAATTTGTGTGGTATTCCAGGTTGCAAATTTATTGATGCGATACAATTGTCCACATCGGTGGGATTCCCTCTTGTAGGACCAAAGAGAAATTTTGTAGATGAGTTAGAGCCAACTGAAAAATGGCCGGTGAATAGAATTCTTCATGATGAGCTTATGATTGAAATAAATCGTATAGAAGATTGTTACCGAAGAGGTGAAAGGGGTTATCCTATAGCTAAAGCTTGCAAGGAGGATGAGATTCTGTCGAAAGATAAGTGTCGCATATTTTATGGTAATGCTTTATCTTTAACATATTTAATCCGTAAATATTATTTACCTATTATGCGTGTTTTGCAAATGAATCCTTTGGTTTCAGAATGTGCAGTAGGCATTAATTGCCATGGTCCTGAGTGGGATCAGATGTATAGGCATGTTACAAAGTTTGGTACTCAACGTCTTTTTGGTGGTGATTATGCCAAGTATGATCAACGTATGCCTTCACAATCTATTTTTGCAGCCCTCAGGATTTTGATAGATTGTGCTAAAGAGTGTAATTATAGCCATGAGGACATATATATTATGGAAGCTATGGCAGGTGATATAGTTTTTGCATACATAGCCTTTAATGGCGATTTGATAGGTTTGACTGAGGGTACGCATATTAGTGGAAATTCATTAACCGTTATAATTAATGGTCTTGTAGGTTCTCTTAATTTAAGATGTTATTTTTATAGCGAATATCAACCATTTGATTTTGGTGATAGATTTAAATTTAGAGAAGCGGCAGCCATGATTTGTTACGGTGATGATAATATAGGCACAGTGAGTGAGAATTTCCCAAAGTTTAACATTAAGGGTTGTTCTGCGTTTTTAGAGAGACATGGCCAAATATATACTATGCCCGATAAGAATTCAGAGATTACACCCTATTTGAGAGAAGATCAATTTGAGTTTCTTAAAAGATTTAGCGTGTATCATGATCAATTAGGATGTTATGTGGGTGCTTTGCTGGATAAATCCATATATAAATCTCTCCACTGTTATATGAGAGAGAAGAATAGCGTTAATACGGAAGAAATGGCGTCAGCTATAAATATAGATGGTGCCTTGCGTGAATGGTTCAATCATGGTAAACAAAAATATGATGAACAATTGAAACTTATGAATAGAGTTGCGCGTGCAGCCAATATCGACCACATGTGTAGTGAGTTAAATGTAACTTATGAAGATAGAGTTGATATTTGGAAGTACAATTATGGACCACGATAATGTCCTTAAACTTATCACCCCGTTAGATTCATGGGGTTCCAGTGTAAAGTTAAAGAATCAATATATGTACTGGATACCACTTTGTATATAATTACTATTTATAGTATACAAATTAGGCTTGCATATATTTAGGCTTAGTCCTATTTAGGATTGAATTTGCCATTCACACAAATGGGTTGGACTTAGCAATGAACACACGCTAATGATCCAATTTAAATAATAATTTGTTCGGTAATCATTGTAAAAATATTCAAAAACATCAGGAACCGCCCACTAATGTAATAATTAGTCCTGAGGAAGAGTGGCAGGAAATTAAGTCAGCAGCGGAGCTGCTGCATTTGATGCGTATAATGGAAACACAGTCTGGCTTTGAGTCATATGATTCAGGTCATACTAGTGATGTACAAATAATGACTATATCTGGGG